TCGCTCTTCTTCTTCGCCTCATAAGAAACGCAGTGCGCAGCGCTTTCCAGAGCGTTTATCTTGCGGTATCTGATAGGCTGGCGCTGGTCTATAGACTGTGGGATGCCTATATCCGCGAGCCCGTTGGACAGGACACGCGCCACTAGACACGTGCCTACAGGGTATCCGCCGCTAAAATCACCGTGCACACAAGTCCCACAAGTTCTTCTTTTGCTCATTGGAGCCTCCAAAATGATGCCCAGCCCGCCGGTTTGGCAGCCCGGCGGGCTAGGACTGGGGCCAAACGGTGAAGGTGGAAGCCGCTTAGCCCTTTTTCGGATTGTCTGTGTGCCGCCTTCATTTTGCGCTCCTGCCAAGAGCATGACCAGCACCGTGCCGGTCAGTCTAAATATAATTCCTCACGCGCTAAAAGTCAAGTCCTACGTTTTGGCTTTGCGTTCAGCTTCCGCAAGAGCCATTCGACGAACTCCGGCTTCCCTGCCGTCTCATCGGAGTAAATGGTGAACGCGGCATTGACGCCATTCCGCCAGGGTCCGTAAAACGTTATGGCAGTCAATTCGCCCTCTTCGCCCTCGGTCCGAGTGATTTCCCACCTTTTCAGCTTCATGCTCTCCTCCTCGTTGGCAATTTGGCACTCTCGGCAAAAATTACTGGCCATAGCTGCCTCCTCCTTTCTCTCGCCACTACAAAACACCACAACGCCGCCAGGGCCAACAGGAAACTCATGGCTTCCTCCTATACCGGCTCAACGTCCACGGTGAAATAGCCTTTCGCCTCGCTAGTCCAGCGCTTCTGGGAGTGCGTGTCCCAGACGCCGGAATCGTCGCCGTAAATGGCATCCAACACGGCCTTGACCAGATTGTCTAAATCCGGCTTTTGTTGATGCGGCTGCCCGTCGTACAATGCTCTCTTCTTCCGGCTCCAGGACTCTGGCATGGGAAGGTAGAATACGATTGTGGCTCCCGCTTCCGGCACCCACACCTTGGCACGCTGGCATTCATTGCAGAACTGCCAGTAGCGCATAACGCTCGGCCGCTTGGCCCACTTGTCCCGTTGTGTCATCCTGGGCTTCGGGCAGGGCTCAATGTTGTATCGCACCTCACGCTCCTATCGCCGGTGGCGGGGCCTTCCGTTCTACCGCTTGACGGTCCATTTCCATGCGGTAAATCCAGATAAGGCGCTCGCGGTGACTATATATGGAATCGCACACGAAGTGGACGCAGCGGTCGCCGTTGCACTGCGCTTTCTCAGCGTCATCCCACTTCTCTTGCTCTTCCAGGCACGCCTCCGCCGTCACCGCCTTCTTACTAAAGGGGCATTGAAATCTCATGCTCGTTCTCCTTCACTCCCAGGGCTTTGAGGCCCGCTCTGTATGCCTCCACGGCGCTAGGGTGTAAGCCACATTCATCTGTGGACCAAGTATCCATGGCGTAGAGCAATTCGGCAATGGCCTCTTCCAGTTCATCTACGCGGGTCCTGTAGGGGCATCCTACCGCGTGTGTATGCGCGGCATAGCGTCTTCTACTCGGCGACCAGTTTTGTGCCCAGAATCTACATAGGCACTTATCAGCGGTCATGGCTTCACCTCCAGAACTTTGACTTCCACGATTGCTACACCACGCTCGCGCATCCCAAGCTGATGCGCAGCGCCTTCGGATAGGTCAATGGACCGCCCAGGGACGTAAGGTCCAGAGTCATTGACCCGCACAATCACCCAGCGCCGCGTCTTCACGTCCACGATTTTGAGCCAAGTTCCAGGCGCATAGTCTAGGCTCGCACAGGTCGGAGCCCAGCGGTCGAAAGTCTCACCGTTGGCCGTTCTCTTCCCGTCGAACTCCTTGCCGTACCAGGACGCCAGCCGCCGGTCAACGGCTGCCTGCAAAGCTGCGCTTTCCGCATTGAATTGCTCAATCTCTTTGGCAGTTCGCGCCACAGCGGCAGGGTCCGGGCCGGCCACATCGAGCGTCTGTAAATCCTTGGCGAGGCGGGCCATCCACAGGTACAGGCCCACACAGGCCAGGGCGAAAATAGCGGGTAGCCACCAAAGGCGCTTCATGGCGTTTTCTCCTTCATCAATAGCTGCCGCACTCCGCAGTGTTGCTCAATCCACTCCCGCCGTGCGGCCTCACTGTTGTCGATATCGCACGTGTAGAGATGACAGTGTCTACCAGCACATGCCACCCGCTCGCCCGCCGCCCATGTTTCCTGGAGATTCAGACACGTTTGAGTTGTTATATTAACACCATTATGCGGGCATCTGAACATCGTACACCTCCTTTTACCTGTTCACCGCCACCGTTTTCTTCCGCACTTCAATGCCAGGAATCACCACACCGTTCAAAGCGTCCTCGCGGATTTTGACCATATTCAGTTCCCAATATTCATCTGGCACGAGTGACGGCGTGACCACGACCACTTCGGAGACCGTCCGATAACTCACTCCGGCCACCTTGGGCGTGGAGTCCAGAGCCGCCGCTAACGTTAACGGGGCCTCCGCCGCCACAATGGCCTGCTTGGCCGCCTCTACGGCTTCCGTGTCCCCAGCGGCCATAGCTTTCTGCGCCTCGGCCAAGGCTCTTTCTTGCGCCTCCCTTGCCTTGCGCTGTTCCTCTTCGATTAGCGCCCGTTTCGCGGCCTCTTGCGCCTCACGGTAAGGGATAAGTTTGGAATCACACGCATTGATGACCTGTTCAGGTAGGGCGCAAAGTTCTTTTTCAAGGGCCAGCGCGGCTTTGTGCGCCTCATGCGCCTTTGTTATAATGGGCTTCATCTTGGCCTTGGCCTCTTTGATGAACGTCCCCGCCAGCGCACGCTGTTCGGCTACGAAGGCGTAAGTGGCCTCATTCGTGACCTCTGTTCTTTCTACGAGCGCCAACGCAGATACGGCCGTTTCCTTGACTTTCTCCGCGTACACCTCTATTTCAACACTCATCTTCCACCTCGTTTGTACTTCAGAAACGCGCTTTGTAGTGCCGTGAAATCCGCGTCCGTGAGTTCCGCCAGTGAGCTTAAATGAAGCCTCGCCTTCACCGCCTCGTGGACCACGGTCTCCGGGGTCTCCGAGTGCAGTCCCAGAAACGACTTAAAATCGGGATTATTGAGCCAGCCGTTCGCGTGGAGACGCTGGGCTGGTGTTTTATACGTCCTCGCGCCTTTCTCTTCACCTTGAGCCTCTGGGAGCGCCTGGTGGGCCTTTATAACGACCAGTTGAAACTGCACGCCCTCCATGTCCCAGAATTGCAAAAATGCACCGACCTGTGATGCGTCCATCGCCATGGGGAAAATCGTTTCCCCGGCGTGGCCCTGACGGTAGCGGCCACCCGGAGAAATCTGGAAAATCGCAGGCTCATTCATAGCTCACCTCAAAAAGAGAGGTCAGTATCGTTCTTTGGCGTTCTGCGTAGTATCTCGGCTTCGAGCACGTCCAGATGGTATTTGTTGGTTTTGGCGAACTTCCCTTCCGGCTCTTCCGCCAGTTTCTTGCGGTAGAAGTCACGGTACCACAGAACGCTTTCATTGCTCAACGCGGACAACGGCGTCCCCTTCAGCTTTCCCATCGGTACTGTCCATTCTCCGCTCTCGTCCTTCTGAGCGGCGCTCTCGGCATGACTCTCGGAGCGTCCCTCGGCTGCTTCCCCGTCGTCGTCTTCATCTTCGGCTGCAAGCCCGATTATGGACTGCCAGCCATAACGACGCAGATACAATATGGCACTCCCATCCGATTGCGGCGTCCTGCACGGGATGAATGGGCCGCCGCCTTTCGGCTCTTTCCCTGGGATGGTGCTGTTCAACTCGCTAATCCACTCACCCGACACATGGACCAGCATGGTCAAGAGCGTCACTTTCTCGCCCTCGGCGCTCGGAAACTGCATAATGGCAAGCCCGTGTTTGTTGAGCACGGGGCGAGAGACCGCAATCACCTCCGCCATATCTGCGTAGTGTGAGTGATAGTAGGGATTCACGGCCTTCTTTTTGGCCACGCCCATCTCCAACTGCGTAGCCACCAGTGCTTTCGCCAATTCGCTAATCGTTTCACTGCGATTCATCTGCCACCTCCATAAGACGGACTTTCCTCACGACCTGAACTTCCGTGCTACTCAGTTCGCGTTGGAGCGCAATCAACGATTCTTCCAACGCATCAGCGCGCTGGCGCTGCTCCTCGTACAGCGTCTTATATGACGGGCGCTTATAAGCACGCTTGGGCTGCTCCTCGAAAATCGCAAAGGGCTCGCCAGCGGCTTTATGCGCTTTGTACATCGCCGCCCGTACACCCGCTTGGAAGTTCTGCAAAATCCTGTTCATCTGGCACCTCCCAGGACTGCGTTCAGCCGTTCCAGTGCTCTCCGCATCCGGTCCTGTTCAATAACGCGCTCCTTCTCGGTCAGTTGCGGGTATTCACACCAGATTTTCCGCCGCCGCTCGCGAGCGCAAATCTCGCAATAATTGTGGACTCCACACGGTAAGAGCACTCCGCAATCCGCGCAGTATTCAGCCTCACAGCGGCAATCCTCTTCCAAGTGTCCACAATCGGGACAAACGGGCTCTCTGACATCCGGGGTGGTGGGTGGCTCAGGATTCCACATGGCGCTCTCCTTTCTTTTTCCGGCCATAGGCCCATTCCTGTTCAGGCCGGATGATGATGCCGTTGCGTTTGGCCGCTCGGCGCATGGACTGCGCGGTTATTCCCCACTTTTGGGCAATCTGCCGCATTGTCCGGCCTTCCCTTAGCTCTTGCATTGCCAGCCTCATATTTGTTGTTTCTCCTCTTGCCATTTAGACCTCCTTATGCTCGTTCCAGCGTTCAACATACAATCCTGCCAGCGCCAGGCAATCCTCCCGCGTGTCCAGCGGGATGAGTCTGCGCTCAGCCTCCGCCAAGTCTGCTAGGGCATCCACGTAACTCTCCGCCAGAGCGGGGTCCAGCTTGTTGTCGCCCGTGCACCGCGCCGCCGCCCATCGCTCGAATGCCCCGTAGCTAATATCCACCCATGCTGCGTGCCCGTATGTATTCCTAATTACGGGCCAGTCATTCCACTTGTGCTCGCTCATTGCCTCCTCCTTATCGGACATATCCGTCTTCCCGTAGGTAGAGTGGCGCGCTCCGCCTGCTTGCGCCTGGCGCGTGGCACTCTATCACCCAGCCGCTCCGCTCCACGCCGTGCTCATCTATAATCGCCCATGGGCACGCATGGGGAGCCGTCCAGTATCCCCGCATTAGGCGGGCTTTTTCTCGTGCCTCTTTCCGCGTTCTGAAGACCTTTTTCATTTTCTCGCTCCTCTCTGGCCGCCTCCTCTTGGCGGTCTGAGTATAATATAGTACCTTTTTTTGGATTTGTCAAGGGCCTTGCAATCCGCGTCAATGCTACAATATGCGCAAAAGGGTATTTAGCGGGCTGCGTCCAGCCAGTGCAGTAGTCTTTTGGAGCGGTGGTAACGGGCAAGGGTCTCTAGTTCTGCCCGTGACCGGCAACGGGCCACCAGAGACGCCTCGAAATCAGGGTGGTCGTGGACCGCCCTATGGCAGGCCCAACAGAGCGGAATGAGATTCTCAGGGATGTCCAGCCGCAATTCCGACCGGCGGATTAGATGGTGGGGAGCCACGTCCGTGTATTTCCCACACCCGTAACAGACTTGGCGGCCACGAGCGGCGTTTAGAGCGGATTCATCGAGCACTCGCATCGGCAATCTCCTTTTCACGGGAGCAGGCCGGAGCGTAAATGAGGGAGTCTCCGGCCAGTCCCTGCCCTGGCAGGCCCATTCCTGTCAGGGAGTGCCAGCTATTCAGAATCCTCGTAATAATCCCGCTCGTCTCTTTCCCGCTGCCTCTCCTCTTGCCGCTTGCGCTCGCGCTCCTCCTCCCACTCTTCTTGCTCTAATTCCTCTCGTCGCTTCATCCTCTCTACCTTTTCCCAGTACTCCCGCAACGCCTCGTCAGGTTCCTCGCTCATGTTTTCCTCCTCATCTCCAGCCAGATTGCGTATGCTTTCCCTTGGAAAGCCACTTTCAGTCTTCGACATGCCGCAAGTGCTTGAAGCGCCCTGCCGCTATCCACGTCAATGAGCACAACATCGTCAATAAGGCCGCATGGGCTCATCGGCTTGAACGCAGGGCCTGCTAGATGCGGGATGAATGTCCCGCCAGAAATCGTATCCTTGAATGGAACGCCCCACTGGCTCATGGTTTCCTTCCCTTATGGCCTTGCAGTCGTTCGCTCAATTCGGCCACCACGGCCTCGTGCATCTCATTGGCCTCGGCATCGGAATTTTCCGACAACGTCGCCACGTGCCACTTGCTCTTGAAATGCACCTTCTTTGACGTGTTGGCATCCCAATAAATGCCGTTCTTCTTGGCCCAGAACGCTTTGGTCTCGTAAAAACTAACGTAGCCTATCGGCTCGCCATTGTCCATGGCTCCGACCGTTGAGACCACGACCCGCTTTTCGCCGCATTCCAGCAGAGTGTTCCGGCGAAAGCGGCAACGGCTCGCCGAGATGAAATGGCCTGCCCAGCCGCGTTCGGTACGTTTGACCTCGTTCATACTCACCTCCTCACTACCAGCGTTTGTATAGTTTGATGCTCTAAGAGTCTCTTATATTGTCGTTCGATGTCCATCTTCGCTGACAACAACTGGAACGCCATAAACTCTAACCATTGAACTTGACTCATGTTCTGCATTTCTGCGATTTGATAGCACCCGTAGACCACCGGGTCAGTATAGATATGCTTGTGCCAGTCCCACAGCAAGCCGTCGAATAGCGTCTCCGCATATTTGTCCTCCAGTTTCTCGCTCATGCTCTCCTCCTCTTCAGGAATCCTTAACAACTGGCCCAATCACCTCGCGAAACTCATACAACTTGGCACAGTATTTCACGGCGTCCTTCCAGGGTAGGTGAAACTTACGGATTGTCGGGAGCGCCGGAGCTTCAGGGTATCTGCCAGAATCCCACAACTGGCGCAAGAGCTTCTTCGAGAAAATGAATAGATGCCGATAGTTTCCCTGAATATAAAGCCAAGTGTTGTCATCGCGCAAAATCCCCGAAGGCGTCCACAACGGCATATCTGCGCGGCTCTTCTCGTATAGCTCTATGCTCAGATTCCCCGTACCATAGCTTCCCGGCCCGCTGCGTTCATCAAACTTGATTTCAAATCCCTGCAAGTTCTCGCCGACCTCCATTTGATATTTCTTGCTACACAAGTTTTGTAGCACAATATGGTCTCGCGCCAAGGTAGAGCATACGAAATCCTGGAACGCAAGGCCGGTCTCAAATGACTCCGGGCGGCGCTCGTTTGGGTAGCTAGGCTTCGTTGCCGTAAACATCCCATCCCTCCACTTTCGTTCTGGCAAATAGCTCAATACGCTTCCCGCTTGGGTAGAGCGTATCAATGATGGCCCGGAATGTCTCCGGCTTCTTGCTGTGCTCAGTCCGCTCTTCACTGACTACGCTATCAAAGAGCTTGCGAACTTCCGGCTGGCAACTGCCCTTGACGCATATCAAAAGAAACTCATGCCTCACGCTGTTGTAGTGGCCCATGTTATGCTTGATTTTATCCCACACGAAGGAAGACTTGTACTTGAATCCCCACGCCTTCACGACCTCGAAGGCTTCTTCGAGAATAGGGCTTGTGGCCCACAGGAACAGGACTGCATTATCCTCGGTGATATCACCTATCGGAAGAGCGCAAATCTCAGGTAGGGGCATGACCGGGTAATGGTCCCGTTGCTCAGGCTGGTAATCGGGCTGGGTATTCCCATAAGACCACGGCGGGTCAGCATAAATCACCCTGTATTTGGCATCGGGCAAGCTGGCCTTCTTCGTGATTTCTTCAGCCTTTTCTTGCCGGAGCACTTCCGTGAGCTTGGCGTCCCCATTCAGGATGGCCTTTGCTTTCTCCGGTGCTTTTTCTAGCAGCGCCGCCGCCTTTACTATCGCGGCCCTTGGTGGCGCAACTCCGGCCACCACCTTCTTCTCAATGGACTTGTCCACGGCCTTGGTCTTTTCCACTGCTTCCGCGAATTGCCCGGCGTTCTTGACCGTCCTGGCCGAGACACCGAACTCGCTAGCCAAAACTTCGGCGGTAGAGGATGGGCAATCTTTGCCTATCCTTGTCCCCGGAATCTGGCCGCCATGCGCCTTCTTCGTCCTGTTGTAGCAGCGGCCCATGAGTAGGTGACGCTGGTCAGGCTTGAGATTCCGGCGGCCCAACTGATTCCGGTCAATCCAATCCATGGCCGCATCCCTGTCAGCACAGTCCACTTCCGTGATTTCGTATTCCAGCCCGTGCTTTTTTGCTATCTCTAGCCTGTTGTGGCCGTCCAGAAGAATCCATTCGCCACGCCAAACTTTCACGGCGTCCAGAATGCCATCGCGCAGAATGTTGGCTTCTAGCTGCGAATACTCTTCATCGGTCAAGGGTGGAATTAAGGCTTTGAACTCAGGGTCAATACGTATCGGCTCCATCTCGGTCTCCTTTTTTTTCTTCAAGCTACACCGCCCCCAATCCCTAATCATAACTATGACGCAATGCAGTAGCAGAATCAGTCTAGCGCGGTACAGATTCTATGATTTTGGACCAGGACGCTGGGGGCGGTGCAGGATCAACTACCTGCTCGTTGCCTGGATTTTTTGCTAGACCGCAAGCCGTACGTTTTGGATTCAGGAGACATACGGACTCAGACACCCGCCGATTTCTCGGACTGCATTTTATGTCGTGGGAAATGAAGAAGCCCTGGGGCTGTCGGACCCAGGGCCTGAACAGTCGCGGTGAAAGGCGCGAAGACCGCAACGGCTTGTATTCGGTGTGTCTCTTATCCACTTCGCCCTTCTTCCTAGCCGCCGACAGCGGCCTTTCCAAAGGCAAATATAATCCCTCCGGCCCCAAAAGTCAAGTGGCACACCTTTGGCGTGATTTTGCAGGGAGTTATAAGGTCCTTATAGCCACCTTAGTAAGGTCCTTATAGGGTCCCTATAGGTGTGCTATAGCAGACCCATTGGGTGTGCTAGAGCGTGCTGGAATCGTTACGGACGGCGAATAACTGCGTTGCGGGATAGGTGGTGGAAGGGATTTTCGCAGCTTCTTTTGCGGCGGCGTCGTACAAGTCTTGCGGGGTGAAGGTGTCCCTGTCAGGCACTTCCATCGCCCAGCCCAAATCTCCACTGCCAACGCCCAGAGCGTTAGCCATGAGGACCATGTCGGTGAGAGCGACAAGGACTTCTCCCGAGCAAAACACGTGACGGCGGATGGGATTGGGGACCTGACGATTGAACAGCCCAGCAATCCAGTTGAGCGGGAGAATGACGGCGAGATTCACGACCGAAGCCCAGGCGTAGCCTTGCCCTACTCGGTCTTCGGCGTTTCGGATGGCAAAATCAATCGCCCGTTGAGGCTGATTCGGGCAGAATACGGCAAGGTCGCCGCGCTCCCATTCGGCGCGGTACTCCGACAATGGGTGGCGCTCAATATGATTCCGCGCTTCCTGGGAGATTGGGCCGTTCTCATTCACGGCCACAATCCAGCCGGAGTGATTATACCGGCCACGGGAAAAGAACTGAATGGCGCGGGAGATAATCCCAGTTTCGTGGACCGACCAGAAACAGCCCGGCTGAATCTCTTCCCACTTCGTGATTCGTATCATAGCAGCCTCTGGCCGTTCTTTCGAGGCCCGGTGGAACGGCCAAGCCGGATGGAGGTGAGAGGAGCCTACTTTGGCAGCGCCACTTTTCCCGCGCTGTTGATGCTGATTGCGACGCCGCCCAGATTCGCCAGCATCAAGAGGGAAAACAAGACCCAGTCCTTGTCATCCTTCGGCCACGCAGCCGCCAGAATATACGCAGCCTGAGCCGCCGTCAAGGCTATTCTACTACCAGCGTTCTTGAGGTGGTAGTACCACCACTGCTCGGCATTCGACGGAGTGAATCCTTCGGTAGCCATCAGAATCGGTATCCTATACGGAGAGCCGTTTCGGCAATGTTCGCCACGCCAACACCGGAAACGTTCGGAAGGTGCCGGTATTTCATTTCCGCCCCAGCGTACCAGTGGGAGGTAAAATTATACGCCACCGAGAGTCCCGCGTACAAGCCCCCAGTGTCGTGGCCGGCGTAGTGCAAAATGCTGAATCCTGCTTCCGGGGTGATTGTCCACTTGCCAGCATCCCAAGGAACGCCCGCTCCCGCGTCCCAGAGGCCGTATTTCAGGCCGGAAGGCGGAAGCTGGGTAAAGTTATGGCTTTCGGCCCAACTCTCAATTTTGAGCGTGTCCTGCGCGTATGCGAGGGTGAATGAGAGATGCTTGCCAGTTCGCCAGTCCACACCGGCCTGCAACTGCCACTGAGTATCCCAGGCGGAGGCAGCATAATTGCCTTGCGCGGGGTACCACAGATGGCCGGTCCCTAGCCAAACGTCCTGTGCCAGAATCGGTACAGCCGCCAGAAAGCACAACGACAGAATCACTGCGATTCGTTTCATTGAGAACTCCTTTCCGGGTCATAGACCCTGTGCTGAATGTCCAGTTTGACTCCTTCACCCTTTAACAGCGGCGACCATTCCGCAATCAACGATTCCAAAGCAGGTCGGCTCTCACCTCCGACAATCTGCCACTCGCCCGTTGAGACATTGAACGTGCCTTTTCGCCCAGGCATGAGGCAACCCAATGAGTCGGACGCCTTGTTCCCCGCGTGAATCTCAATTCCCGTCCGTCCAGGGACATCAATCAGGGAAAGCATTTCACGGCCAAAGCGCGGGGACCAATACCAAGCTACCGTGTAGGTCCCCGGCGGGACGCAAGGGTGGAGTTTCCCGTTTTCGTCTTTCGTCCCCACGGTGCCCGGCTCCAGGATGTAACAGACAAAGTCTCCATCGGGATTGAGCATCCGCCCCCAGGTCATCCGTTCGTTCTGTGCTATACGTTCGAGTGTGTATTTCATTTCAGCCCACCTTGAACATGGTCAGTAGCCGTGCGGCATGGATACCGGCGAGTATCAGTATGATACTCCCCACCGTTATAGCGCCCCATTGGATGAGATGCTCTGCAATTCTATTCCAGTTGACGCCCTTCTGGCTGTCGGCCAACGCTTTTTCAATCCCGTCGTGGTAAGACTGGTACTCAGTCACGCTTCTGGATAACTCGGCCAAGTCCTTCTGTGTGGCCTTTGCGACAGTGAATAATTCTGCCTGTCCCCTGCGCAGGTCTTCCAGGGTGGCTTCAATCATCGGGTGTACAGGGCACACTTCCGCTTTCATTTCTGGCCTCCATTCTTTTCGCCGCTCCGGGCCGATATAGGCGTCCATCCCATCCCCCAGTCTTTATGGTGCCGGTGTGACCGGCGCTGCTTGCTTTGCCGCTTCGGCCTCAGCCTTGGCCTTGGCCCATGCCACCATCTGTTCGGCCATTGCGCGCATCTGGTTGTCCAGAGACAGGATAGCCTGCGGCGTAAGCCCAGCCGCTATCATGTCCGCCACGGTGAAATCGTAGCGCGTGTTGGATTCCGGCTTGTGAAATCGCTGTCCCGCCGCGTTGACCTCGCTGGATAACTCGCCCATGCCCTCAAATACCGTGCAGGTGGCGCTATCGCGGTGGAGCTGAATCTCTTGAATGTAGCGTTCCACGGTCCTGGTCTCAGTAGTTGGGTCGTATCCCATGTTCGCCTCCCTTAGTACGCCACCCATGCCGTGCCGTTATAGAACACCGGCGTCACGACCGCACCGCCGCCGACCAACGGGCCAAGGTAGGTCGGCGCGACCGCGTCGGTCACGTATGCCGTGTCGCCTTGCGTGCCTGCGGGTAAAGTGGCTACAGTGTAGCCTTTTAAGCGGAAGCTCTTGGCGGTGATAGTGCCGTCGCCGCTGCCCCCATCGGTCACTTTCATAACGCCAGTCGCGCTACGCAAGAACCCTACATCACCGGCACTTCCAAAATTAAGATTGCCCGCCTCGCTTAATGTCATTACCTTTGTATAAGTGTGGTCTCGGAAGAAGAGGCCAGACGTATTGAAGTCGAAGAACGTTCCCGCCGCATTGCTATTGCGGAAGACCATATTGCCAGCGCCATCTAATTGGAACAGCCCAATTTTTGTGCCGCCAGCGGAGTAGAAAGTAATGCCCGAACCATATCCTTGTCCAGCAGGAGCCCAAAGATAAATTACTCCTTCTGTGGCCCCAGTGTAATCACCGACGGCAAATATCGTTTTATTGTTCGCATCCACAATTTTGAGCGGGCCGTCTCCACCTGGGTGAGACCCAGTCCCATGAACAATAACATCCCCAATTGCGCTTATGCTGGTCCTCACCGCGCCCGTGGAATCCTGCCACTGTTGCAGGTCAGCCGTCTGGCCTGCCGCGCCTTTGATGATTGCGCCGACCGTGCTGGTGGTCGGTGCCAGAACGTTGAGGCTGCCAGCGGAGACAGCCGACACAGAAAGCCCGCCGGTGAAGCTGGACGCAACGCTAGTCGCCGCGCCGCGTGCAGTGACCGTGGCAAGAGTGTCGCTCTCGGTGTACAGCGGCGGAGTGGTCGCTTTCCACGCGGTGAACACGGGGTCGCTCTCGGATGTCAACCAGTTAATCGGCTGCCAGGTCTTGTCACCGCGCCAGTATTGAGACGCGGTCCCAGGCGCAATGCTGGGCTCCTTCGCGGCCAAAGCTGTAGCAAGGTCGGTCTGATTCGAGAGCGTTCCAGTGACATTCCCCCACGCCACGCTGGGAGTTGTGCTGGTCCAGTTCGAGCCGTCGGAGGTCAGGACGTTGCCGGAAGTGCCAGGGGTAACATGGGGAATGACATCGCTCGTGAGGGCCAAGGTCCCGCTATGAGAGGGCAGGTACACGCCGGAATAAGTGTCCCCTCCCCACGTAGGCAATAGGTCCGTATAATATTGGCCATTGTTGAATGACAACCTGTCGCCCTTGAGCCAACTGCGAGCGCCGCCATTCAGGACAAAAAGGAAGGCCGGGGTGACTTCCGACACATTGTCTGAATTAGAGCGTGACTGGCACGTCAGCCCATCGTCGCTATTTATTGCCTGACCGACCGTCCAGGTGTTCGCGTTCGCCAGATTCAGGCCCAAGGTCGTACCTGTCTGTGTCAAGGTAGAGTCCGTGGGGCCGGTGATACCCCCTGACGTAGGTGCAGCGGAAATCCACTTTGACCCGTCGCTCGTACAGACATTCCCGCTCGTACCGGGCGCGGGCAAACGCGGGTCCATTGCGGGGCCGAGAACATTCGGATTGATCGTCACTGCGACATTCTGCGCGCTCGAAACGGTCACGGTGATGGGCGTTACTGCATTGGGCGTCAAAGGCGCCACGGTGATTTTGTACACCGGAGACGTGGCAACAGACACGTTCACCGGGCAGGTCTGGGCGAGAGTCCGAAGCGCGAGTAGAGCAAAGCAGAGAATGATTAGCCGTTTCATGTTCACCTCGTCACTCTCGGAACGACCGTTACATTCCCCGCCATGACTCGCAGGGCAGTGGCGGGACTGGTAGTGGACATCCACAAATCCCACTGGCCGGTAAAGGGAGCGGGCAATGCAGCCGTTTGGTCACTGGTCAGGCTCAATGTTGCCACACCGTGTGTGGGGTCCGTCACCGTGCAGGTGAACGTCGCCGTCACCGTCGAAGACGAATAGGACGGTCGTACCTGCGCAGTGAAGGTGTAGGAAGTCAGGTCAATAGCCGCGCCGTTCCCGTCCTTGAACGTCAACGATGCTGACCAGGTGTTGCCTTGCTCTATGGTGAGATTCACCGGCGCGGGAACGATTCCCACGTTTGGCGTAGCCTGCGCCATGACGTACACACACAAGAGAATCCCAATCACAAACTGCCCGAAGCGCCTCATTAAAACCTCCCCGTCATAATCCATACTGACCCGTTCCATGTCCAGGTAACTGTGGCATTCTGAGTGTTTAATGCCACGCCATTTACCGTTACCGCGTTCGCGCTCGTGTCCGTTTTCTGTATGACGTAGCTTTGCCCTGTTGACGCACTGGCAGGCAACGTCACAGTAAAGGCCCCCGCTGTCGCATCGGCCAGAATCATGTAGTCCACCGCTTGAATCGTATAGGCAGCAGTGACCACTGTTGATGGCCGCTCCCCGTCTATGACCACCCAGGCGGATTTCTCCCCCCAGGCATCAGTAAGATGTACCGCCACGTTGCTTTGGCCTGCCAGCACTCCGAGAGTGAATGCTTGCGAGAGCGCGCCACAACCAACTGAACCATCCGGGGCCGCAGTGGCCAGTGAATACGTCTGCGCCAGCGTCCAGGCGGAATCAGTATCAGGATTCCCTGGCGTCGCTGAATATGGCCGCTGGAAGACGCTCAGGGTCCGTAGCGCCCTATTCGCCGTCCACTGTGCTAGATATGTCGCCTGTGACTGCCCCGTCTGTACAATAGCCAGTGAGGTCGGGGCAGCGATAGCAGGCAGGTCCACCACATGAGTGTATGGCGTAAGAGTGGAAAGGTCTTGCAGGGCTCCCCCAGCCGCATTGAATGACTGCAATTTCACATAGACCGTCGCGCCAGTTGCTACATTGCAAGGTACGTGAAGCACGGCGGAATCCAAACGCACAATCGGGGCATTCGCCAAATGGTCCTTGGAAGTAGTATCATAGACGCCACGCTGCAAGTAGGTCAGGTCGAAAAGATTCGGTCCTGTTGGAGCAACACTTCTTAGTTGCGCCGTCTCATAGGCCAAGTATTCACCGTCCACCCACAAGAGCGTTCTCAGTGCATCCGCGTCAGCTTGGCTTGCGCTTAATAGCTTTCCGCCGCTTTGCGAGAGGTCAACGCTAAGGGTATACGTAGTATCCGCTGCGGGGAACGTTGCTCCCGGAGGAAGCTCCGCGACGAGTTTGCCATAACGCGCCGCTTGCATGATAGTCCCGACCTTGGCGTAAGTCTGATTATCCGTGCTCACCCACACATTGCACCCGCCCCAGCTACACACTTGCCAGTACTCTGCGAGTTGGTATGGCGCGATGTAACAGGCGGGAAGTGGAGAGCCTATTATTATGGGCTGACTTACGATAGCTTTTATGCAAATGTATAGTAGGTCGCCATAGGTAACGATATTCCCAACGCTGTAACTATGGCCGGGGGTCCAGGCTTCTAGCGGCTGTGGGCCTGCTGTCGCTAAGCACAACTCACGCTGATTCGGGGAGTAAGCGGCTGTCGACGGGAAGATAACGGGGGCAGCGCAGTTTGCGGTCGTGTCGCTGGCATGAGAACCGCCTGGGTCCACCGTGGGCGACGCATACATTGCAGGCGTGTACGTACCAGGAATGAAGTCTTCCGCCTCGATACTGACAGAGCCGTCCTCGTTGAGCGTTACCGTCTGTATCCGCAAAAGCGCGTCGCTCATGTTTTCCCGCGCATCGCTGACCGCTATGATATCCATCGGGTCTAGGAGTTGCCATCGGGCCGATAGTTTCAAAGTGTACTTATTCAACAGCGTGATGCTACGCTGAATAGAAAGCTGTGCCACCTGCATTGCTACGTTGACAGTAGTGATTTCATGCAACTGCAATGGCGGCGCGGGGCGTAGCCCGTAGGTCCTAACGGCGGCATCGTTGCGTGCCTCAACTATTGTGGGATTATAATCATGCGAGCGGTCCAGGTATTCTACCTGCTGGGAATTGTACGCATCAGCGGGGGTAGTCCGTGTTATCTGAATAGGCTCCAAAATGTCAGATTCAGTAATATCAGCCACCGGAGCCACATCGGGCGTGAAGCCCGAAACAGGCGCGTCACACAATGGGAGAACTTTTAGAGCAACTCCAGTCCATACCGGAGCGGCATCGCAGATTAAACATAACTCCTTGACTATATCAGCCGCGCTGCGTTGCGTGTCGAATGAAGCCGAAATATACAGCCTCACGGCATCACAGTAGGCATCAATAGAGCCGCCGCCCCAGCCTGTAGCAAATGAACTAGTCGGGAAGCCTGCGCCATATTGCGGGTTGGTCAACAAATCATGGATGATAAATGAGGGCAGAGCGTCGGGCCAAGCTAGGTCTTGCTCATTGCCGCACCCTTTGCCTTCAATTTCAAACGAGCAATTCGGCAAGTCGGGGCTATTGCCTAAATAGACATTGGGCCGGAAGCAATAAGCCAATGAATTATAGCCCAGCCCCTGAGATTGGTAGGAACTGTTGAAATAGGCACTTTGTGCCTGGCCTTGCGTCCCATTGTGGATGAACCAGAAAACATCTCCATAATGGCCGCCCGCCAGGGAGGGGTAAGCATCTTTGCCCTGCCAGTATCTCTTGACACCTCTTATCGGGCCTTCACACAAGCCACCAATGATTCCCATATAGTATTCATAGGTAGTTTCGCTCTGGCCGCCGCCGCCCTTCCCGCCTTCCTCGTGTGTCGTACCAACAGCCCACACGGGAGTAGCCCAGATTACGTTCATAGAAACGCGCATGGCCCCATAGACAATCGGAATGCAGAGACCGTAGGCGGAGTTCTGCATGTGCATCCCGTTGAGGTCGGGCGGCTGCGTTGCCATAGAATGCGAATGCCCGAAGATGAACCCCATTATTTCCCCCAATAGCTCCAGAATCCCGCCACACGCGAGGCCCACGGGCCATGTTCAAGGTCCGTTTCGACAACGCCTTGCCGGTATAGCGAGTGTATCACGTAAGGGTAATTTGAGACAATCGCGCCATGACTGATACACTTCCCAAAGTGATAAAGTACAATATCCCCGGCTTGCGGCTTTTCGACCGGCTTGCAATATCGCTCCACGAAGTCGAGGTAAATAGAATGCTCTTGGTGCATCGGCCAATCTGGAGGATAGTATCCGGGGTCCACACCTGTTACGAGCCCGGCTTCCTCGAAGACTTTTATGAGGAGCCATGCACAATCAGCCCCGCACTGTTTGACGTTGCCACGGTGCAGATAGGGCGTCCCTAACCAGGACCTGGCTATCTCTACAACTCGCTGGCGTTCTTCTTGCTCAGTCATTAGTATGCTGTCTCCGGCTTCGGCACAAAGGGAGTCCCGCCGAAATTGAGCCTGTTGCTAAACTTGGATTCGCAGGTCGCTAGAGTTTTATCACAGCCGGGCAGAATCGTATAGGCATCGCCTGGTCGCAGCGCGACTGCGAAGGGCGGGAAGATGTCTATGTCAGCCCCGACCTGCGTTTTCACATTGGTCGACAACCCATTCACCGTTAACTGGCCCTGGTCAAACCAGTGGTCAGCCTTGCCGCCGATATTGCTCAATACTATATGCGTCGCCGTTGCGGAAACTATCGTCCCTGTTACTTGATAATTAGCGGCGTTCAGCCCACACTGGCCGTCAAACAATGTCCACCTGCATTGCGGCCCATAGAGATTTCGCGGGAGTTGGATATTGAGTAGTTCTAAATCTGACTTGACTTCTATTTCCGCCTTCGTTCCGTCTAGTTGCACGTTAGAAACGCGCCCCGAAAAAAGCGAAATGGGATTGTCGCGAGAATCAAATGCCAACCCAGGCGCGGCCATAAATAACCGTTGTACCAGGAGACGCGCCCCGTCAAAATAGCCCGCGCGCAAGTAGGCAGAAGAATCGCTAGAAGGGCATAGCCCATCAGCAGGCAGCGCGATAGTTACCTTGACGGAATCTACGGATAAGTCGCAAGAGTATTTCATCGAACTGGTGCTGATAATCCAAATATTTTGCCAGTCTGGGGATATGCCACCCGGCCAGCTAGTCCCTCGGCTAAGAGTGCCATCTGCCAAAGTCCACGTGTACAGGTCGGCGTACCAGAAGGCAGTTGTAGTCTTCAGCCAATTCAGGAATGCAGTGTCAGTCGCTTTCATGCTGTCACCAATTTAATAGCCGCCCCGCTCCAACGGCCCATTGTTATCCTGTCGAACTCTTGCTGGTCTGTCTCAAAGCGCACAGTGACCGGGCTATTCGTTTCGGGGTCAATAAACGAAAACGGCGTTAACTGACCGCGCATTAACTCGAAAAAGGCCCGTAAGGTCGCCAACTGCGCAGGCGTCAAACAATCAACCGGAATCTCATAGTGGTAAATCGGCGCTGGAAAGAACCCGATAACTAACGCCGGTCCGCCGTTGATACCGCGCTGAACGATACTCGAAAACTCTGGCGTCTTCTTGACCGCTAGACCATAAACGACGCTCTTATTCGATAGCGGGAACTCCGGGAAAGCGGCGCCGAAACAGATAGGCCAGCCGTTACTAGCTGTGGCCGCAGTGTTCACAGTCGGCATAAGGGCGTCAGGGTCAGAAGTAGAAGAGCCGTCATCAAGCCAAGGTGGGTTAGAGCACGAGTTGAGGTGTAACTCACCACCACTGCTCCGGCCATAGACTACATACCAGAGCGCCCCTGTAACAGCATCCCAGTTAATGCTCACGCCCGCTGGCCCCGTGATTGCCAGAGACACTTCAGCTGAAGGTGTCGTTTCGCCGAAGTCGTTGCCTGCAGTAACCCGATAATAGTAGGTGCCTGTTGGCAAGGTCCCAGAACCTACAGTGCAGGTCACATTTGTCGGAGGCGGAAGAGGAACGCCCCTAACAGTCACGTTGACTATGCTTCCAAACGGCTCGGCTGGCGCTATAGCGACAATCTGCGTGTCGGAATTGACATGGAAAGACACGGCTGGGATATCGCCAAAAAAGACCGCCGTAGCACCCGTAAATCCAGTGCCTGTTATCGTTACCGACGTGCCACCGTCGGGGCTACAACTGGCCGGGAAGATTGACTCGATAGTCGGAGTGCTCACTGCACCCTCCCGAAATCTCTTGCATGGCTGCGCAATGCTGAAGCCAAAGACCCCTTATGCTCCATGAACAACTGCTTGACGCTCTTCGCGTCAGTGCTTTGGATATTGATGTAGTTATTCTGCGCCCCGCCTGCGCCCATAGCTATCATGCGCTTCAGTCCCTCCGAAATATTCGCTGGTAAAACTACTTCACGCGGATGCAGTTGCGCAATCGGCGATGCATACGACGGCACTTCATAGCCTTGAGCGGCCACGACACTCGCCTGGAATGACATCAATTCCGAGAATGTCTCCGCTGCCACAGCCGGAACCATCATCCACCCGTAAGGGCCGTCCTGAGCGACAGACGCACCCGCTGCCGCCGCGCCCGCGCTCGCGCTGGCCGCTATTTGCGCCGCCGCTGTCGTCTTTGTTGTGGCAATACCTTGTATGGCCGTCTTCGTGTTTCGGGCCTCCTCGAATGCGTGGAATAGTTCCGAAGCGTCACGCCAAAGCTGGTACATCTGCTCTGCGAAGCCGCCTATTTGCGCTAGTGTCTGGCCGGTCTTCCCACCATACTCGCCCACTAATCCCAATAGGTCGCTAGTCGTTCGGTGAGCGGCAGCCAACTCTCGGCGGTTGAGTTCCTCCTTGTGTTTCTCTACGTCGTCGCCAATCTTGTTGATTTTGTTCGCAGACTCTTTTTCAATGGCGTCAATTTTGGCCGCCGTCTCTTTTTTGAGCGCGATTTCCTTGTTAGCGTACTCTTTCTTTACGGCGTCAACGCTCGCCCCGCTCTTTTTGGCCTCGATAATCGCCTGCTGGGCCTCGGCGTGCAGTACCGCAATGGCCTTGTTCTGCTCTTCCGTAAGCGCTGTCTCCACTGCCTGCGCTGCGTCATGGATATCTGATATACTCTTGATAATCTCAGCCTGTGCCTTGATATGGCCTTCCTCGATAGCGTTCGCTCCGGCTGCTATGCGGTATTGCTCGCTCGCTTCTTTCTCTGAAGCCTTGGCAATGTCCAACTCTGATTTAGCTATAGCCTCATTTCCCTTGGCCGCCTCTTCCTGTATGCTCAACTCTTTCTGAGCGGCCTCTTCCTGTATAGCAGTGCGCCTATTCGCGTATTCTTGCGTTATAACCAGCACCTTGTTTTCGTAAGTTTCACGGACCTTGGCTATATCGCCACCATTCTTTTCAGCCTCTGCCAGGGCCCGGTCTTCTTCAGCCTTTGCTACCGCGAGAGCTTTCGTTTTCTCTTCTTCGAGCGCTGCGAGTGCTTTCTTGGAAGCATCATCAACGGCGCTCATGTCCTGTGCTTTTTTCAGTTGAGCCGCCGCTGCCTGCTCCGTTGCATGAGCCACATCTAGCTCAGATTTTGCCAAGTTGTTGTTTTCTTGCTCTAGCTCCCGCGCCCTTTTCTCGGCTGCGGCCTTACGCTCTTCATCCATGCGGTCTAACGCGGCATTATACTGGTCCCACTGCGAGTCATTGGTCGCTATGGGCGTTTCCTCTGCTTTCCCACCCTTCTCCTCGGCGGCCTTCTTGGCCTCCTCGAACTTTCTCAGCGCCTCTTCAGCCTCATGTAACTGCGCTGTCACAATCGGCAATTGGCTACTAGCAGCTAAACCAGCAAGGGTCGGATTGTCTTTTCCAGCCGCCGCTGTCTTGTTTAACCTCTCGACCTCTTTTTGCAGGTCGGTGACATGCTTTTTGAGCTTTTCGGACTGGGTCATCCAGAGCGTGTCTAGACCGACCACGGAGGCCGCATCCTTGAAAACGCCGCCCAGATTCAACGCCTGTTTAAGCCGGTCAAGAGTACTAATCTCTGCTTCTGCCCCCGCCTGGCCGCCACCAAACGCGGCATGTAGCTTTTCAAGCGCGTCTTGCGCGTCTGATGCGTTTATGCCAAGATTCTTCAGCGCCTTGTTGACGGACTTTTCATCACCCTCCAACAATCCCCTGAGTAACGCCCCGGCTTCCTTCGCGCTCAATGCTTTAGATGCTACCAGGTCGAGCCCAAGCTGAACGGCGTTTAGCGCATTATCCGTGCTCCCGGCCACTGGCACTACGTCACGAAGGATAGTCGCGAAATCCGCTTCCTTTATGCCTGCCTCTTGTACAGCCCGGCCATAGTTGCTTATTCTGGTCTCATTAATATCGGCGGCGTCACCTTGTCTTGCTAACACTTCGGTGCTGGTCTCTACCGCATCGTAGAAGTCCTTTTCCTCACTGATTGCGTCGCCTATAGCCGAAATGACGCCACGGATGGCCGCAATGACCGTCATCATGATAGCCATGCGGGCGACCATCCGCATCATCATGTTTTCTATGTTGATTCCGCCAGTCGTGACAGCGGTAGTTTGCTCTTCAATGGCCGCTCTGGTCCTACGAGCGTTTTCTTCCCAGGCTTCTGCCTCCACCGACGCCGCCTGTACCATTTGGCCCATCATCTGTTCAGCGTTAGCTTCGCGGGCCAGAAAGAGTTCATGCGTCACTAACAAGTTCTGTTCTTCGGCGGCTGTCAGGGAGGGAAGGGCAGCGTCCAGAGTCTGTACCGAGGCGGCGGCGGATTGCGCAGAGGACGCCATTCGACCATAGACGATAGGAATCTCGCGTGCGGAGGTGGCGACTTCATTCAGGCTGGCAGAGATAGCTTCCGCGCTTGATTGCGTAGCCTCCGCCGCCTGTTCCATGGCCTCTTGGTATTCGGCGTACGTGGCCGATATGACTACATTGAGGTCGAGTTCATCAGGCACGGCGAATCTCCGGCTTGTTTAGGACAGCATCCATTTCAAGCTCCACTTCAGGCGGTACGGATTGTTCTTCCTCTTCTTCGGGAGACGCTTTGAGGTAGGGAGCGAGCGGGCCGAACTTGCGCCACGCCTTGCTGATAGCCGCGAATCGGGGCAGAGTCAACGCTTCGCAATCAGCCCACTGCCAGCCGGTCATAATGACGGCCGTGGCAATCTCGCCGTCCCAATCTACCTCGTCTAAGCGCCTCCCTCCGCTTCCCCCACTTTTGGAAGGCTTATCCCGTGGATAGCCTTCCACGCCTCTAGCCAGTTCTTCAGGTCAATCAGCCCAGAGACCTCTTCGAGCTTTACCGCTGGGTGATTGGCCTGAATTGACTGGTGCACTAGCCGCGCTACGGCTTCCAAGAAAGCAGGGGTCAGAATATCCCGCTTGCTCAGGCAGTCCTGCACGGCGATAATATCCGCCGCGCCGCCGTCTCGCAATTGCGCGAGAGTCAAGGGGGCCAGAGTGTACTCGACCCCCCGAAGATTGACCTTTACTCCTGGGACCATGAGACCTCCTAGATTACACCCATCCAGTCGAAGATATTGCCGTTGTCGTCAGCACTCGCCTCGAAGTCGAATTGCTGAATCGTGTATGCACCGAGTTTCGTGGGGAAATTGAGCTTACTGGGACGGCAACAGTAGAGCTTCAACCCCGTGGCCAGGCCGTTCCTCATGACCTGCAAAATCAACTGGAAGGACGGCATGACCCCAACGGGCGCATTCGTAACGCTGATAACGCTTCCCGTGGTCCCCGTGTACTCATAATCCACCACGATAGTCGTGGCCGTGTCGCCGGTGTAGAGGGTATATTTCCCCGTCCCATCTACCGTGTACTGCCCCACTGCGTTCAACGTTGAGACCAATTGCAGCGGGGTCCCGTCGGGGTAATATGCGCCCAAATCACGTACGAAGGTGGCGGAGTTGGCTACCGTGCCAGATTCAGCAGTAATAGTTAGCACCTCGCCCTCTTTGATTACCGGCGCAGCCGTGGCGCTCTGACTCGAGAGACCGGGGAACATGAGGTCACGGACAACCGAGCCACGCATTCGGGCGTATTTTGCCGAGCCGGAGATTTTTAGCTCGGACATGTCCACCGCCACCGGCGCGACCATCTGGCCGTATAACTGCGCGGCTTTGTAAGCGAAATCAATCGTGCCATCCTGTAGCACACCGAACTTCTGTGGAGTTGCGCCAGGCACGCTCGGAATTGTCCACATCGTCCCCGTGTGGAATCCGTAACGTGCAGGATTAGAAGGCTGTGTCATTTTGTTCTCCTTTGCCACATGGGCGTTTAGTTCAACCTGTTATGACCACGAGGGGGACGACGGCGATTTGAACCGGAGCGTCCGCCACCTCGAAGACCTTTATCGTTCCGTCTATATTCACTTCGTTGACTAACCCGTCAAGCGTTTGCGGCATACCATCCACCGGCGAGAATGCAGTCGTCATGTAGTCCAGCGCGGCATTGATTTGGTCATCCGGCGTGGCATTCTCATCGCCCGCCCAGAAATACAACCAGAAAGACGGCCTGAGAGTCCACTGTGTCGGGCCGCCATTCATCATCGGCCTCGGTGTTTCATCGCCGTGGTCGAAATTGAGCACGGGAAACATTTCTGGCCGCGTGTAACGGGCGTAGTGTTTCAGCTTGCGCTCCAACGTCACAAATCCCGGTGCCTGCGCGGCCACAGCGTAAATAGCGGGGTATATCAGAGCATGATTCATACGTTAGTGACTCCTGGTGTTGAGCTAGTCATTCCCGGTGTTGAGCTTGGCCGTCCGTAGTAAATAGCATCCCTGAGCGCCTCAAAAGCAGGTACAGCCTGTTCCATGAGTGCCGAGCGCAAGTAAGACCGCTCAGGAATCGGTATATCATGGGGCCGTGTGCCATGAGTGAATACCAACGTACCGTCTGCCTCGAAGACCTGGAACTTCTCGGAGCCCGGATGGTGAATCACCCCGCCGTATTCATGGATAGCCCCATAAGGCACTTCGGCCAGCGACAGCCCGACTAGCTGGGAAATGCTACTTCCGGCCATTTCCTCTTGCACAGTTTTGAGCGCCGAGTACAGCCGCCCGCTTCGTCTGTTGAGCACTGCGCCGTTGGCGTTTTCTTGCGCCTGTTGTAGCACAATCTGCCCGGCGTCCCTCAGCCCTTTGCGAGTGCGTGCGCCGATAGTCCGGGCTTCGCCCTCTAGCCTGCCTATCAATTCCCGGAAGCCGCGTAGCTCAAACGTGAACATGCTAGAACCACTTCTTCAGATTGCCGAGAGCCTTGGCCTGTTGCGGCGTGAGTTCATCCCTGGTGAACGCCTGCGTAGTCTGACCACCGACCGCCATGCTTCCCAAGTCAATCTTCGGGCCGCGCTTAAACTTCAGCGCCACCAACTCCACCAAAACACTCTCTGCGTCAGCCGGTGGAGCCTCCAAACCACAAGTGCCAACTACACAGACGTTGCGTATTCCTCGGTGGAACCAGTAGCCGCGCAGATTCAGAATGGAGCCGGTCAGAATCCAACCGTTGTCAGTCGTACCAACCGCCGCCGGTATTGTCAGGTCGTTGACCGTAAGGCTAGTGATAGATTGGATGTCAGGGACCGGTACAACCAGCGAATAGGAGCCACTACCGTTGAGGTACTCAGTGAACGGTACTACGCCGCCCCACAATGGCCGCCCGACCTCGTTCTCAATGAACGCATGGGCCTGGTCTATCATGGTGCTAATCAGCGCGTCATAGTCGAGCGACTTCTCGCCTATCCGGTCTTTGACGTAGCCAACTTCCTCTGACAGTGTCATTTATTTCCTCGGCTTCCCTTTGGGCCAACCGCCCCGCTTGGGGGCCGTGTCCTGGTCTTCCGGCTCTTCGTCAGGCACATATTGCACGAAGCCAAACGGCTTGATGGCTTCCGCCACCTCTGGCGGGACTTCGAGAACGCCGTTCTTGTCTGGGTCATACTGCTTCCCGCCATGAGATACAGAGCCCATGCCGTGCAGCGATTTCACTTTCATTGCTAACCCCTATAGGGTGGGGCCGAAGCCCCACCCCTCTCTAGTTTAGTGACCGATGTTGCTCTGGACGTACACGGCCTTCGGGAAGTAGTCCTGAAGGACCTCTTCGCACATGACCGCATACTGCCATTGCGGGGAAACCAGCGGATATTCGACCTGATAGTACTCTTTCTGAGCTTTGACGGCCCAGAGATTCGCCACGTTGGAAACAGGGTAGGGCTTGCTCTGGCGCAGGTACACCATAGTTCCGGCTGGCATGTTGGGATGGAGAACCAGCTTGCAGAACTGGCCGCCGCCGCCCGCGACAAACGGATTGATGAGTGACCCCACAACCCGGCCAGCCTCGAACGCCGTCGCGCTGCCAGCATTCGCATCGAAGTTGAACCGGAACAATGGAGCCCCGCCGCCCTGGATGACAAGCTGGTTGATGGTGAGCAATTCCCGTCCTGAAACCAGGAGGTACTCCGGCCCAAAGCGGTAGTTGTCCCAGAGGTACTGAAATGCAG